GTAGAAAGATTAAAAAATACTTCATTATTATTTTAAACCCTATTGACATGGTTTTAAAAATATGGTATAATAATCTAATTATTATGAAAGGAGATTTTTATGAAAAAGGAAAGTATTGTTAATACAGTTAGTATCGTAGTTGGTTTTTTAGTCTGGCTCATATTGAATACTGTAATTGTTTTTGTAATTGCGTATTTTTTAAGCAATATTTTCAAGTTCGATAAAATATCTTTCTTTGATAGTTTTATTATTACAGTAGCTTTGTTTTTTCTAAAAACATTTTTCAAATCATCTTTTGATGATATAGAAGAAGAATAAAAGGAGGCTTTTATGAAAAATGATTTATCTTTTGATGAATTAAAGAAACAATTGTTGATAAACAAAAACAATTTGCACGAAGAATGCTTTGTTTTTCCAGAGTATTTTAGAATGGTGGCAGAAAAAACAGCAGAGGCTGTTTCAAGAAGGGATTTTCTAAAAGAAGAAAAGGAAAAATTATATGCAGAGTTATTTATAAATATAAAGAAAAGTGGTGAAAAAGTTACTGACAGTACAGCAGATAGTCTTACTAAAAGTCATCCTGATTATACACAAATTGTAGAAGACTTCCTTGATGCTAAAAAAGAAGTAGAATTGTGGGGTGCTTTAAAAGAATCCTATTATCAGAAATCACAGATGTTAAAAATTCTTTCTGATTTATTCTGTACAGGTTATTTTACTGAAATGTCTTTATTAAGAAATAAAGAATGATACCCTATTGACACAAAAATAAAAATATGCTATACTAAAGGCATGAAATAAAAATATAGGAGGAAGACATGGCAAAATTTGTTTACAAGCCAAAAAGAACAAAGGAAGATGTAGAAAGGGAGATGCAGAATAGTGGTTTTAGTGAATCTTATTTAAAAGAAAATATTCTTCTTTTTTCTCCAAAAGTTGACGCTTCCAACAGGATAAGAATACTCCCGCCTACATGGGATGATGCAAGAATTTATGGTTTGAATATTTGGGTTCATTATAAAGTAGGAGCAGAAAATGCTACAGTATTATGCCTTAAAAAAAATCTTGGAAAACCCTGTCCTGTTTGTGATGCTGTTGCAAAAGAAAATGACCCTGAATTTAAGAAAAATCTTTCTCCAAAAAGAAAGATACTTACTTATGTACTTGACAGACAGGATGAGAAACTTCAGCCAAGAGCATATCTTATGCCTACTACAGTTCATCAGAGCATTCTTGCACAGGCAGTTGATGAGGATACAGGAGAGCCTCTGATTATAGAAGACCCTGATAAGGGTTATGATATTATTCTTGTTACAGCAGGAACACCAGAAGGAACAGTTGTAAAGTTCACATATAAATCTGTTTCTTTGTCAAGAAGGGAATCACCAATTTGCACAGACCCTGATTTGTATGACAAAATAATTGACTTTATTGTAGAAAATCCTTTGCCACAAATTATAGTTTTTAAGGATTATGATTATATTGAGGCACTTTTGTATGGCAAAGCAACAAAACATGAAGATGAGGTTATTAATAAGGTAGAAGAAGAAGAAACACAGACTAATACTTCAGATGAAGAAGTAGTGAGGGATGAGCTTGTTTCTATGGGAAGAAAAGAGTTGATTGAAATAGCTGTTGGTCAGCTTGGTTTTGGTATGAAAGAAGTTAAAAATCTTTCAGAAGAAGGACTGAGAACATTGATAAGAGAAAATGCTGAAATTTCTGAAGCAGAGGAAGAAAAGCCAAAAGTAAAGAAAGTTAATGTAGATGATATAAGAAAAAAATGGGGCAGGTAAAAAATGACAGAAAAAAATAACTATTTTTTATCAGAAAAGGATTTGGAGTTTATACCCTCTGGGTGTAAACTCCTTGACCTTGTGCTTGGCGGTGGTTACCCGCTTGGTAGGATTGTTAATATTGTTGGTGATGCAAGCACAGGTAAAACACTGCTTGCTATCGAGGCTTTTATTAACTTTAAGAAAAATTATCCAGATGGTAAGATGTATTACCATGAATCTGAAGCAGCTTTTGATATTGGTTATGCAGAAGAACTTGGTATGCCTGTTGATTCAGTAGAATTTATTGAAGATGTAAAAACAGTAGAAGATTTCTATTCCAGTATTGAAAAAATAATAAAACAGCATAAAGAAGAAAAAGTTCATGGTTTATATGTTCTTGATTCACTTGACGCTTTATCTGATAGAGCAGAGCTTGAAAGAGGGATAACTGATTCATCTTATGCGATGACAAAACAAAAGAAACTGTCTGAAATATTCAGAAGAATAGTTGTAGATATTGAAGACACAAAAATATGTCTAATGATTATTTCACAGGTGAGGGACAATATTGGTGTTGTGTTTGGTGAAAGGTATAAAAGGTCTGGTGGTAAAGCTCTTGATTTTTATGCTTCACAAGTATTATGGCTTGCTGAAATCGAAAAGTTATATAAAACTGTTAAAAAGATAAAAAGACCTATTGGTATTATGATTAAGGCTAAATGTAAGAAGAACAAAATATCTCTGCCTTTTAGAGAATGTGTGTTTCCTATCATCTTTGGTTATGGTATTGATGATGCTTATGCTTCCTTAAATTTTCTAACAGATGTTGGTGTATTTGATGATTTTTGTAAAGAAACAGGTGTTTCTACTCCTAAAAATTTATTGAATGCTGATTTAAATGAAAGTGAAAAAGCTAAACTTGATGACTTTGTAAGCAAAACTTGGAGCAGTATTGAAGAAAACTTTGTGATTAAAAGGAGGAAGTATACATAATGGATGATATTCTCTCTTATGTCAGAAAGATAGTAAACAAAGACAGACAGGATTTATATGGTAATCCAGAAAATAGTTTCAGGATTATAGCTGATTTCTGGACGACCTATTTAAGACACAAGTATAATATTTTAACTGACTTAGAACCAAAAGATATTGCTATAATGTTGTCATTATTAAAACATGCAAGAATGGTGGTTCAAGGCAATTATGAAGATAATGTAGTGGATGCTATCGGTTATTTAACAATTCTTGGTGAAAGACTAATTGATTAATAAAAGGAGAGTGTTTTGAAAAAAATAGACAAGAAAAAAGCACAGGAGTTGTTTACTAAAGATGTAACTAAATGGTTAGACTTTTTTGGTTTAAATGATTGGTTTGTTAATATTTCAACTTCAGCTTCTTCAAAAGACTGCCCTGAAGATTCTGTAGCCTTCTGTTCATATGTTTGTGAAGGAAAATCAGCAGATATAGCATTAATAGACAGAGAATCTTATTTTGAAGAACTTGTTAAAATTGCCGCTTTTCATGAAGTATGTGAGCTTTTGCTTGCAGACATTACTTTTCTTGCATCAGAAAGAGGTTTTAGTAAAACTATCTTTGATATAGCAAGACATTCTTTAATCAGAAGATTAGAATCGTCAGTATTCAAGACTCTTGATAAAAAAATTAAAATAGAAGAATTAAAGTGATAAAACAACAAACAAAATACGTATGGACAGTTGTTGATGATGATATTGAAAAAGGAAGAAATAAATGAATAAAGTAATGGTGGATGTGGATAATATTTTGTATCCTTTTTATGAGATATTGTTTTTTTATTTAAAAAAGGAGAATGAAAAAATACCAGACTGGTTAAACTGGTATGAATGGGATTTTTACAGAAAATTCGGGATGAATGATAAAACATTCTTTAGAATAGTGAATGAAATTCATTCATCCCAAGAATTAAATTACAAATCATTTCCTTATACAAAAGAAATGCTTGATGTATTGCACGAAAAATTTTATGTGTTGATTGCTTCTCATAGGAGCAAGAAAACTTTACCAATACTGAAAGAATGGCTTGATAGTAATGATTTGTTTTATGACCAAATCAGTTTAACCTTTAATAAAACTAAATTATTTGATAGTGTTTCTATGGTTATTGATGATAGCCCTGTTATTATTCAAAAAGCAGTAGAAAAGAGTATTCCTGTTTTGACAATTTCTTATTCGTGGAATAAACATTTAAAAAATCTGAACAATGTCTATTTTTTTAATAGCATAAAAGAAATTTATGAATTTTTGAAAGGAGAAGGCTTTAATGGAGTGTATTCTAAAATTTAACTTACCTGAAGAAAAAGAAGAAATGGAATTAGCTCTTAAAGCTATGGATTACTATTCTTTTGTTGAAGACCTTGATGATAAGTTAAGAATATGACTAAAGCATGGGCAACATGATTTAAAACACCTGAAGATGTGATGGAATTTATAAGAGAATTAATCGTAGAATATAATCTATTAGATTAGAGGAGGGTTTTGTAGATGTTAGAACCACTATACGGTGAACAGATTTTTAAAGATAGGTATGCTTTAACTGAAGATGAGACATGGGAACAGGCGTGTAAAAGAAT